ATAAATTGAAGAGAGAGAGGTTCAATTCCTACTCCGAACTCTGAGATTATCATTTTTTAAACAACTTTACTTACTCTTTGTTTAGAAGTTTATCTTTATGGCTTTCGAAATTGAATATGAAGTTCCTAGCTTTCAATGGATGCTAGACACTTCGCGTTTAGACAATTATTCATTGAACAACGGAGAGCCTAGTAACATCATTCCAGTTGACGATTCCATTGAAATCGTTGCTGATGGAACTCTTTCTAGCTACCTGCACGCGGTTAAACCTTTGGAAATTGGAGGTTCTTATGAACCGCCTTTTGAACAAAGTCGTTGGGCTCAATGCTGCGAGAATGCCATTAATGTATCTAAGATGAAAGGCGTGATTCTTAAACCACTACCTGAAGTGGCTAGGATCTTGTACCTTGATTTGGATGAGCCGATCGTCGATGAATCTGAGGTTGATGATTGGAGACCTATTGATACTAGTGATGGTTATGATCCCGAAACATCCGATTGGGACCCAACTTATTTGGACAGGGAAGCTGATGCTAAGGCCTACGGTCACTTGCTGCCTTCGTATCAACAGAAAGAAATCGCAGTCAGCGATGTTGAAACTGACCGTCAAAACCAAGACGTTAAAAATGTGTTATTGAATCCTGATCCACTACCCGCCAGAGAATTTACTCTAGGCGATAGATTTATGCCTATTGAGGAAGAGTTCGGTGGTACCGGAGCCGATTATGATGTTACGCTCAACCTCATCAACCCTGTCGAAAGCAGGGTTGCCCGTGTTGTGGACACGTTAGGTGGTTTGGAATCAGGGGTGACTCTTACAAGTCCGTTATTTCTTGAACGGGTGTCCTTAAATAGAGTCGACGCCGTTGGTCATCACATGCTTCCAACTCATGCGTACTTTGATGATACCTATTATCAAGCGCTTGAGGAAAATGCTGACTATTCTTCTGACTTTAATAAGCTGAAGATTAAACAGAGTGATGTTGATTGGTACAGGGATCCCGATAAATACTATGAGCCAAATCTTACTATCGGATCATTCCAAAAGAGAATAGGTACCCAAAAAACAGTCCTTACCGCTCTTAAGAAACGTAATGCTGATGTACCCGAAATGTCGGATGCCATCGATGTGAAAAGAGTAGCTCGTGAGGTGGCTGATAAATTTATCAGTTCTTATCTTAACGTGGACGGTAAAGATTGTTTTATCAACGGTCTGAATGTTATGGCTAAGGGGCTAGATTATTACAAGAAATGGAAAGACCATAGAGAATTATCAGGAGTGACAATCGCGACCGGTGAAAACCTGCAGCGTTATCAGCATATGATAAAGACAGATATAAAACCTGTCGTCACTGATACGTTGCATTTAGATAGAGCGATAGCCGCTACAATCACATTCCATGGGAAGGGTGTGACTAGTTGCTTTTCTCCCTTTTTCACTGCTTGCTTTGAAAATTTTTCTATGGCTCTTAAATCCAGGTTTGTAGTCCCGATTGGAAAGATATCTTCCTTGGAGATACCGAACGTTTCCTTGAACAATAAATGGTTCTTGGAAGCTGATTTGAGTAAGTTCGATAAATCTCAGGGTGAATTACATCTTGAGTTTCAAAGGGAGATATTACACGCTATTGGTTTCCCGGTCCACCTGTCTAATTGGTGGGCTGATTTCCATCGTGAGTCCTATCTTAACGATCCGAATGCTAAAGTTTCATTGCCTGTTTCTTTTCAGCGAAGAACGGGCGATGCATTCACCTATTTTGGTAATACTATCGTCACTATGGCCATGATGGCATATACTTTCGATATGAATTTACCAGAATTGGCGATCTTTTCAGGAGATGATTCTTTGTTGGTTTTAAATGATAAACCAAGTATTGACACCGACATCTTCCAAAGGTTGTTTAACATGGAGGTTAAGATTATGGAGCCTAGCGTCCCATATGTTTGCAGTAAATTTTTACTGGAAACAGAGCTGGGTTCCGTTGTGTCCGTTCCAGATCCTTTAAGAGAAATTCAACGGATGTCTAAGAGAAAAATCTTAAAGGATCCTGAAGTGCTTAGAGCACATTTCACGTCGTTTAAAGATCGGATGAGATTTCTTGACGTGCTCGATGATAGAATGATTTCAATCCTATGTCGGTACGTTTCCCTTAAGTATCTTAAGCCCGGTCTTGAACAAGACGTTCGTGAGGCTTTGGCCTGTTTTTCTTACTATTCAGAGAGTTTCTTCAGATTTGCTGAACTCTACGCACAGGATGGTAAATTCGTTTATCAGGTTAAAGACCCAATTTCTCATCATAGGGGTGATGAGATTTTAGGGTCACGTGAGAAAGATGGTGATTATTTCCATAATTGGCATAATCCCGTTTTTCCTAGAATTCTAGATAAAGCTGTCCGCGTATTCGGCAAGTACTCTACTGATTATAGTAGTGAGAATTACAAAAAGAAGTCTATGAAATGTGAAGAAGACAAGTTGTTCAGAAAAAGTTTATCTTTGGCTTATGATCAAAGAGATCTTTTGAAAAACAAATTGAAACATGATCGTCTGTTAGACGAAACCGCTTCGTCTTCTTTTTCTAAGTAAGTTGCTAATGCTAACATTAGCCCCTGAACCCGGGTGATGGTTCCCCAGAAGGGTTAACTCTCCTTGCTTATGGTTACTAAGCCTCTACTCGAGAAGAGTTGTTCTAACCGTTTTCATTAAACGGTAGTCGTGTTTGACACGCTAAGACCTTTACAAAGTGTCTTAAGACGTCCATACCGGTTACTCCTTGCTGGTTGCGAGAATCATCACACATAGTGTGAATTAAGGATTCGGGCGTTGCTAATCACGTAAGTGATTAGTGGTCATAAAGGAGACCA